TCCTTGCGCCGCAGCCCCGCCAGCGCGAGCACGCGCCCGTGGACGACCGCCACGTCGACGAGCAGCGCGCCGCCTGTTGCGAGGGCGTACACGGCGTCGGGGCCGCCCACCGCGTCGAGCTGCTGGCGCTGGCGCAGGAGGGAGACGACCGTGGCTTCGGTGACCCGCAGCGACGCGTCGAGCAGCGCGCGGATAGCACCGGCGACGGCCTCGTGCGTCGGCGTCGTCCATGCGTGCACGGGCACCGCGTAGGCGTCGGCGATGCGCGAGTCGGCCATCATGGCGGCGAGCAGCGCGCGCTCGGCGCTCACGTCGCAGAGCGGCTCAGCCTTCAAGGTCACGCCACACCTCCTTCGGCTTCGGAGGGAGAGGCAGCTTAGCCGCCCAGTCGGAGCACCACACCATCGGATCGATAGACTTCGACGCTTTTCGCCACCCGTCGTAAGCCGCTCGAGCGACTGCGTGCGGGTCGCAATCGTGTTCGTAAGCGAACACCATGATCAGCGCAGCCGTCTCGCGTGCTTGGCGACGATGATGCGGAGCCGTAGGGATTCTCCAGTCGGTGCCCCGTACATCGCTGACAGCGATCTCAAGGTCACGCTCGTTGAAGGGCCGCGCGTCGGGCTCCGGAAAGCGAAGCGACTCATCCACCAAAACAGGTGCTACCGGGGATGGGTTGGGTATGGGTTCTCTGTCGGGTAGGAAGGGGTGGGGTGGGAGCGCGCGCGCGCTCGCGCACGCGAGAGCCGGACTCCGCTCGGACTCCTCACGGACGCCGACAGGATGCTGCGCGGACGGCGGCTGCAGTCCGGCAGTTGTCCGCTCAGCGTCCGGCCGGACGCCTGCCGGACGCCTGCCGGACAACTGCGCACGCGCTGCCTTCTTTCGCTCGGCTTCGGCCGTGCGCTGCGCCAGAATATCCTCGCGGCTTCTCTGGTGCTGGAGGTAATCGTGAATGCGCCAGCCGCCCTCGCAGGGGTCAAACAGCTTCGCCATGACAAGCCGCTCCGCGAGCTGCTTGAGCTTGCCTCCCCACGGCCAAACGTCCTCAAGGCAGTCTTCCGCGATAAAGCCGTCTTTGAGCAACTTGTTTGAGTAGACGATGGAAGCGACGTAGAAGCCCCACGCCTCCAAGCCCGCCTTGCGAGCTTTCGGATGATAGGACGCGCCGTCGTCAATGCTGGTCCAAGGCATCAGCGCACCTCGCTTGCGGCGCGCGATCTAGCTGGACGGACGACCGGTATCGGTGTACAAAATCGCATCGGGAAACCCTTTCTTTCTCGGTCAAGGACTCGGGCGTTAGCGCGCCGCGAGTCCATTTTTTTAGTCAACATGGCGAGGCTACGTTACGCGCTGCGCCGCGTCAACGCTCGAGATGCAACACCCAGCGGTCCAGGCTCGCGGGCAAGCTTGACGAGGTCGGCGGGCGCGATGCGCTCAAGCTCAGCGCGCAGGCGTCGCAGTGTCGGGCGCGGCGCGTCAAGCGCGGCCTGATACTCGTCGTCACGCGCGGCAAGCGCTGCGCGGCACTCGTCGCTGGCGCGGCGTAGGTCGGCCTGCACCTCGTCGATGTGGCGCGTGCGGTCGGAGACGTCGACCGCGACAAGCGCGCGCCACGCCTTGATCACGCGCGCATCCTCAGGCAGCCCCCACCACGGCGGCAACTCGTCGCGCCGCTCGATGGCGTCGAGGTCGGCTGCTATCAGCGCGGTGAGGCGCGCGCGGCGCACGTCGTCGATCACGCGTCGGCCCCTTCGTCGGCGCGCGCGACGAGCGCACGCAGCTCCGCGCCGCGCCGGTCGCGATAGCACGTCAGCTCGTCCGCGAGGCCATGCTCGCCAGTAGCCCGCAGACGCAGCACCTCCGCGCCCATGTCGCGCATCTGGCGGACGTAGTCGGCCCGCAGCGTCGCAGGGCACAGCCTCGCGGATGTCGTCATTTACGCATCCTTGATTCTTTTCGATGCATCACGCAATGCGTGAAAACAAGTCGGCAGTTTTCGGTGTTGCCGCTTCGTGTAGGTTGCGCGCAGCTTGCTGGTAGTAGCTGGTTTTCAGCTCAGCGCCGATGAATCTGCGCCCCTCTTGCAATGCAACGTGCCCCTCGCTGCCGATGCCTGCGAACGGCGAAAGAACAACATCTCCGGGCGCGCTCCAGAGACGCACAACACGTCGAATAACCTCGAGCTGAAGCGGGCAGATGTGCCGCTCATCTTTGTCTTCGCGAGCGCTTCGATGTTGCAGCGTCTCCGATGGATTGATGTCAGCCGTGCACTTTGCAAAACCCTCGTTGTCAACTTCGCCAGTCGTAACCCAAACTGGCGATGCATACCGCTGCCACGTCTCTACCTTCGCCAGCGCGTCAGATCCAGTGTGCGCGATCGGGTCTGGATTCTTGCCAACCTTGCGGATGACCACGACATAGTCAGGCAGTCCTTGACGCGACATCGAAGAGTCAGTCCGGATTGTCTTGTGGAGCAGGCCGAGCGACTTCGTGCGCTGCATGGCGGTCACGGGGTCTTTCCAGATGCAAACCTCACTGTGGTAAATCCCGCCCGCTTCAACAAACGAGCGAATCAGCTCTCCGCGGAAGTCGCGAATACCGATCATGCCGTCGCGCGTCTTGCTCGTCGGAAGTTGCATGCAATGCACAGCAATCAACCGGCCAGGCTTCGTCACGCGAAGAAGGTCCGCGACAAGAAATCGAAAGTGCTTGGCGAACTCATCGCCATCGATGCTGTTGCCCATGTCGCGTGGGCTTGCGCTGTAGGTGTAAAGACTTGCGAACGGCGGCGAAAACACCGACAAGTCAATGCTGTTGTCGGGCAGCGCGGAAACAGCTTCGACGCAATCTGCGTTGTAGAGCGCAAAACGATTGGTGACGACTTGTTCAATAACCTTTGGCATAATCACTCCTCTTTCTGGCACCACGCCGGGATCGTCATTTCGACGCTCGGCTGATAAGGGTTCCATTCCTTCGCTGATCCGCGAATTGACATGCGCTGCGCGTCTCGCATGTGCTCCAACATTCCATCGGCCATACGCTGCGCGTCTGCCTCTTTCCTCGCCATGTTGGCGCTGATCGCGCCTTCCGTTTCTGCGCGGATGACGTACGCGTGCACGTCGCGTTTCTGCCCGTAACGCCAGAATCGGCGCAACGCCTGATAGGTCTGCTCGTAGGAATGCGACGCGCCAACGAAGACCGTGCGCGCGCAGTGCTGGTAGTTCATTCCCCAACCAGCTATTGATGGTTTGCTCACGAGAATCTGGTATCGGCCCTCCGCAAACCCTAGCAGCCGGTCTGCTTTCACGCCTTCTGGCATCCCTCCAGAGACTTCCACCGCGCCCGGAATCGCTTTCGTCAGAGCCGTGCTTTCATCGTTGAGCTCGCACCAGATCATCCAAGGCTCATGCGGCTCGGCTGCTACGAGTGCCGCGGCCTCATCTACTCGCTTCGAGAGAGTCGATCGACGGGTAGCGCGCTGGTCTGAAAGCGTCACCACGTCAGGCGCAAAGAGAAACCCCTCGCTCCACGCGTCTTGATGGTCCACCGGCAAGACACGGTCGCGCATGATGAGCGCTGGCATCTCGTAGCCTTCATCCGAATAGCCGAGGTCAGATGGTTTCCGGATGAACGCAGCCCATGCACAAACCCATCGCCAGAAAATATCTTCAGCGTGCCCTTTCAAGCGCCATTGCGAGGTGTCGCCACCATCGTGCACAAAGTACTCCGCGAGCATTTCCGCGCGCGTCTTGACGCCCAGGAACTCAGAATGATTGCCCAGTTCCATATGGTCATTGGGCGCTGGCGTCGCAGTGCATGCCAGACGATATGGGACGTGGCTAAACCCTGAGATGATTGCATTGCGCGTCGCGCCGTCGTAGCTCTTCAGAATGCTCGATTCGTCCAGGACAATACCGGCCCACTCCATAGATGCGAATCGTTCGAGCCTTGCGTAGTTCGTGATCAGAATCTTTGAGTTGCTTCGCTCCGCATCAGCGATTGACTCGACGTGCTCGACTTCAATTCCAAACCGATCTCCCTCCCTACACGTCTGATCTGCAACCGCGAGCGGAGCGAGAATCAACACCCTCCCGCTTGTCTCACGCGTCACCACGTCGGACCACACGAGCTGCATCAAGGTCTTGCCAGTTCCGCAATCGGCAAAGATGCATGACCGCCCTCGACGCAATGACCATGCGACGATGTCTCGTTGGTAATCAAACAGCAATTCGTGTAAATCATCGCGATTTACGTCGAGCCCTTGCGTGTCAACGCTTTTCAATTTGTGCGCGACAAACGCATCGTATTCATTCATTGGAATGCTTCTTCTACTCGTTCTCCGCATCATCCCTCCGTGGCGCCTTGCAGGGCGCGAAAAATGGACCGGCTGAGCCGCTCGCCTTTGCATCGCGCGGGACGTGACACGCTCCGCGGCGAGCTAAGCTCACCGCTGCAACGGCTGCCGGTCCGTAAATCTTGATAGCATCTATCGCGCGCACGTCAAGGCACATCCCAGAACGCGTTGCGCGTCTCACCGCACGCCACGCGCGTCCAGCCTGCGCCGACAGCGCGGGCGTAGTCGTCGCCGGTCGCAGCGCCCCAGTGCTCGGCGGCGCACGTCCCCGGCCCGCCAGCGGCTGCGGCCTCGAGGGCGCGCTGGTAGACGGCGGCGAGGCGCGGCGACGGGTGCGCGTCGGGCAGCGCGCGGAT